CCGGTTCCGGAACCATCCGAACACGAAATCCTCATTGGCGGCGCGCGATCGGGCAAGCATCTTGTAGCGCTCGCCCTGGGAGCAATTGAGGGCGCGGAGCATGACCCGTTCGGCATCGGATCCACGCACCTTGAGATAGGTGCGGAAGGTCGCGAGCGTCTTGGGGCCGATATCGCCATCTTCCTTGATGTCGGGATATAGCTTGCCCTGCTGGTTGAAGGCGTTGAGCGATTCCTGGAACCAGAGCGCAGGGACAGCCGGCCCCATGTTGACGCCGGTGTCGAACAGTTCTTCGCCCACCGCCTCGTTGATCTCGGCAACGGCAGCAAAGCCGGTGTCGATCGCAAATTCCTGGCGATAGATGGCAACCGCGGTTGTGCGCGGGAGGGCGCGCATGTCGCCCTTATAGCCATGCTTGCGCGCGACCCGTTCGGTGATGCCCCACATGGTGGCGCCGCCCTTGTCGGACGGCTGGTTGGAATAGCCGCCTTCGCGGCCGATGACATTGTCGATCAGCGTTTCGATGCTCATGGATCAGTCCCCCTTGGGCAGGTAGCGGTCGGCCAGGCGCGCGGGCAGGCCGGCCAGGATGTCGGAGACGGCGCGCAGGACGCGCGGGGTCGCGTCGAAAGCGACCAGGGCGATGGCGAAGGCGATCGACTGGGCGACAAAGCCATTCCAGCCCGTCACGGCGATGATGCCGATCGTCGCGTAATAGCTGACGGTCGAGCCGACCACCCATTGCACGAAGCGCTGATGGAGCGGCAGGGCCGGCTTCCATGCCTGGGCGACGGCCGAGCCGATCAGCGACGGGGTGAGCGACCCGACAAGGTCGGCGCCGGTTTCGAATAAGGTGCGCAGGTCCATGGATCAGTCCCAAAGTTGCGTGATGGTGCGCACGCCGGTGGCAGTGCTGGCGGAAGTTGCCGGGACGGTCACAAGCGTGCCGAGCGGCAGGATGGTGCCAAGATCGGCAAGGCCGGGATTGGCATCGAGAACACGGGTCAGATGTTCGGGGCCAAGCCCGGCATCGCGCCACAGCAACAGGTCGAGCGTGTCGCCCTGCAGCGCGGTCAGCTGCTGCGCGCTGGCCATCAGATGAGGTCCACGATGGTGCGGTTGATCCCCTTGAGGTCGCGGAGGGCGTGCTGGGCATCGCGGCGCAGTTCGCCGATCGAGCCTTCCAGTTCGCTCGCCTGGTTGGCGCCGGCATTGGTGGTGTCGAAATCACGATGCCGCTCGATCAGTTCGGCCTTGGCATAGAGGCCGATGGCGCGGCTGTAGGCGAGGACGCGAATGCCGGTGCCGTCCAGCTTGGGGCCTGGCATATCCTGCAACCGGGCATGGCCGGCGGCCTGCGCCGATGCGGCGAAGGCGACCAGGTCGATGCGCGCGGTCATCATCGCGCCCAGGATCGCCGCGCGCAGGCGCGCGGCGGTGATGCTGGAGGGAACGCGCTGAGCCGCGCGGACGGCAAGCGGATCGATATCGGGGAAGAAGCCATCATTGGTGATGGTCGGTTCATTCTCCGGTGTCGGTTCCAGATCGGCTTCGGGGGGAAGGGCGACGAAACTCATGCCGGCGACATCGCCAAGCGCGCCAGCTGGCAAGCGGTCGGGAACGCGACCAGCAGCCAGAAGATGAGGCTGACCAACTGGCCATAGGGAAAGCCGATCCAGACGAACTGGCGCCAGAACAGGCGGCGCAGGGCGGGCGGATATTCGCCGATGATGCGGCTATACCGCGTGAGCCGGTCGAAGATTGCGCGGATATCAATGGCCATGATGACCAGGACGATCGCCAGGGCCAGCGCGGTCGCGATCACGGCAATGTTGGGCATCATCATGTCCTTTCCATGCGCCCCGGCTTACAGGGGTGGGGATCGGGTCCGGTGCGGCCCTGTGGCCCGAAGGCCTTCCCGCATCGCGCGATCCGCCCCTGAGCGCCGGGGGCGAGCTTGTCAGGCGCCGGCGCCCTGGTCGGGCGCGGTGCCGGGTTCATTAGCTGGGGCCAGCGCGGCGACAGTGGCGGCCTGCAGCTTGGCCGCCCGCTTGATCTTGTCCTTGACGCCGACGCGGGCATTCAGGCGCTGGGCTTCGTTGAGATTGAGCAGGGCCGCCTGCAGCCGGGGCAGGGCGGCCGAGGCCTCCATCTCTTCAGCGTCGCGTAGATGCTCGATGCCGATCGCCTTCATCAGCTTAGCGCGGACCTGATCATGCAGGTCGATATGGGCGGTCAGGTCATCGACGCGAGCGAGGATGTCGGGCGGGAATGGCTCGCCCAGGCCCTGCACCTTGAGCGCCGCGTCGGCGACTTCCTCGACGATGATCGTGGCAGCGTCGCGCTGATAGCGCGCCGGCATCGCGACATGATGGCGCAGGGCAAATTCGGCCAGGTCCAGCCCGTCATGATATTCGCCGATGTCAATGCACCAGACCATCATGGTCGGCAGGACTTCGGCGGCCAGGCCCGTGCCGACGCCCGCGTCGGCCGTCAGAAGGCCCCTGACCCAATCGCGATATTCCGGGATCATCTCCCGCTTCGCCGCGATCTTCATGTCGATCGAGCGGATTTCCTTGAGCCGCCGCAGATCATGGGTGAGGCGCAGGCCGATCTGGCGCGCGGCGATATCGACCTGTGAGGGCTTGGCTGCCCCCGCCGGGAGAGTGGCGGCGGGGGCAGCGGCCGCCCCACCATTGGGAGCAGACGCAGCGCTTTGGGCAGCAAGGATGCGTTCCTTGTGACGGCGAGCAAGGCTCATGTGCGTGTCCTGTCAGGTGGGGAGGATAGGGGGATGGGGAAGCCGGATCAGGCCGGCTTCTTGCCCATCACGATGTTTTCGGCGAAGGCGGTGCGGCCATAATCCTCGACCACATAGTCTTCGTTGACGCTTTCATAATTCTCGATCTGATCGAGCGCCGGTTCATCCTTGATCTGGCGGCGGCGGGTTTCCTCCTGCCAATAGATGGACAGGTTATCGAGGCTGGTGATCAGGATCGCATCCTCCGGGAAGAAGGGCACGATCACCGCGCGCTTGCCGGCCATCTGTTTGGGCAGGGTCAGGATGCGGTGCGCGGCTTCCCGTTCGGTGGCGGTATCGCCGGCCGCCTGCAGCAGGTTTTGATATTTGTCCTTCACCAGCTTCCAGCCGACGATGACGACCAGGTCGGTGTCGCTGCGGTGCCAGGGATCGAGCAGATCGAGCATGTCGAAGGCGAGCGCGTCGAGGTTGGCGAAATCGGCGTCCGCCGTATCGATATTGGTGGCGTCCTGGTCGACCACCTCGCCGCCGGCGGCGACATAGATGGCCTTGGTGGCGCCATCGGTCAGCGCGCCATCGTTCAGCACGCGTTCGGCGGCATGGGTGCGGATCTTGTGCAGCCAGCCTTCATTGACGTCCTGCAGCAGCGGATTGGCCGCGATATCAGTCTGGGGCGCGACGGACGTGCCGTTGAAGCCGATCATGATGCGGTCGCGGCCCTGCTGTTTCAGGATCACATCGCGCAGCAGCGTCTGAAATTCGGGGCGATGGCGCCAGGCGTCGAGCTTCGAATAGCGGATCGCGTGATCGAAATTGGTCTGGCGGCAGTGGTAACCACCGTCATCCGTGGTGTCGGTCGGATCGCCGGGCGTGCGGCGATTGCCGCCGGCGGTGTTGGTGCGGCTCGCCAGCGGACGGGTGACGGTGACGCCGACCTTGTCGCCCTGCTGCGCCGGAACGCCGACGATGTTGATCTGCTGCAGGAAGTCGCTCGACTCCTGGATTTTCTCTTCCAGCTTCTGTTCGACCACCGGGGCGACGCTGAATTTGACGGTGGCGTCCTCGACGCCGTTCACCAGCGCGATCTGGCTGACATAGGCTTTGAAGAGCTTGCGGGTTTCGTTGCGCATGGATGAAGGGCTCCTGGGGCGATATCGGGGAAGAGGGGGCTGCGCGGTGCTGATCAGCAGTCGGTGACGATCGCGCCGGCGCCGCCAGAGGCGGGCGGTCGATGGAAGGTCTGGGGCTGGGGCGATCCAGCCAGTTGGGCGCGGAGCGCGGTCATGTCCGACTGGACTGCCGCGACAGCATCGTCGGCGCGTTTCGATGCCTCGGCAATCTGCTTGGCGACGCTGTCGCCAAAGGCGGTCGCGAAGGCCTGGGCATCGAAGCTGTTGTCGTTGGCCGGGGGAGGCGGCGGCGGCGCAGCGGGCTCTTCCTTCTTCTTGAAGAAGGCCATGATGGATTCGCCGATGCTCTTGCCGATCGCGTCGCTGTCGATCGGTGCCGACAGGATATCGATCTGGGTTTCGTGCGCGGTGGTGAAGAGGTTGGGACGCGACTGCGCGGCGAACTTCAGCGGTTCGGTGCCGAGCGATGCCGGCTGATCGGTGACGGCCAGGCCGACCAGATAGGCCTTGCCCTCGCCGGCAAAGTCGGGGTGGATTTCGCAGCTGGTGAACAGCTTCTGCCCGGCCTTGTTGATCGCGATCAGCTGATCATTGGCATCGATTTCGGCATAGAGGCCCAGCAGAACCTTATTCTCGCCATTGATGCTGAGCGTCACCTCTTCGGTCTTGAGCGAGGCGACGGTGCCATAGGCGTTGAACGGCTTGTCGGGGCTGTAGCCG